CAAAGGACCGATTTTCTTTTCGGTTATGACTAAGAAGGAAAATTTATTGTATGAAGACAATGATTTTTTCTGTAAATGGCAGATGTATAATAAAGACTGGGTCTTTTCAGAGTTTGTGTCTGTTAAAGCACAAAGAATAGATCACTTGGTGTTTGGAGCTGAATTATTTGCCAGTTTGATATACAATCAAATGGAGATTTCAATGCTCCCGATGACAGATCATCACGTGGAAAAATCAATTACTTCGTTACTTGTTTTATATCTAGACTGCAAAAAACAAACTATAACAACAGCTTTGTTAGCAAGATATATGTACATGGAGATGATAAAAGCTTCTTTAACAAAGAAAATACCGTGGAAAATCATCGAAAAAATGCCGCAGCTTCCTAGATCTCCTGTTTCTTTATGGGTTTGTAAAAAGTTGATTAGAGCATGTCGAGAGTTCATTCTGACACCTTGCAAAATCATTTACGAAGATTTGCCAGATGAAGAGAGAGAGGACATGGAGGAAGGTTTAATCACTGCTAATTCCAAGTTTAAAAGTTTGTTTGACTGGATGACAAATGATGAAATACTGGACATTCATGAAATGTTGAATAGGTCTTATCCAACGACCTTAGCGAACAAGGATGAAGTGAATCAGCACACTGATGATTATGCTATCTTTTCAAAAATAATATCACAAGAACTGAAATTGTATTCAAAAGACCCAATCAAACAGAAAAGATTATACGAAAACATGAGTGTGAATTCGAACGATGAACAGACTCCACATTCATTTAGAGTTGACTTAGTTAAAACCATGGGAAAATCTATAAGAGATTTTCTGTCTAAGACAAAAGGTCCTGACTGGCACAAAGAATTAGGGAGAAAAATAAGAAATAAATTCAGAAAAATGACTTGGGATTATTACGCAACTTTTAAAGCATCTTCTAATCTACCCGCTGGATGGACAATAGAGGAGACAACGTTCGAAGGAATAAACAAAAGGAAGAAATGTTTAGAAAATGTTTTGACACTCTTAACTCAAGTTAAAGACAATGAACCAGCTAGATTTGAAAATTTATTAGATCTATGCATAATTTGTGACAAACCTTTTGATAATGTACCCTCCGATGCTTATGAAAGACTTGAAACTGAAACCATCAATTGGGTTAGTAGATTAGAAAGACAAGTCTTTGAAGAATACTTGCTAAGGTTAAGTAGAGCTCAACCTATGCAGTGCTTGTCCTCTATTTACAAAATTGTAAATGATCGCGGCTTCATTTTCGCAAATGTTTTCAAGAAAGCACAATTGACTGGTCCTAGAGAAATATTTGTTTTAGATATTTGTAGTAGAATGTTAATTTCCTTTTCAGAGTGCATAAGTCGAACTATTTGTGAAATGTTGCCTTCTGAGATGTTGACTAAAGGGACAATGAAACTCAAACGAATAGATGAATTCTACAAAAGAGTTTACGAGGAGCAAACTAAGGACAACTACAAAGTAAATGTAGTAGAATCAGATTCTGATGACAAAACGACTTGGTGTCAACAATTTGTTATGCCCTTTTTTGGTGTCTTAATGAATGAAACTATAGGTCAGCAAGCTGATTCCTTTTTAGATTCCGCGCTAGCAGTGCATTTTAGAGTTTTGAATCTTATGACACATAAAAGACTAGAATTATCGAAAAATTTTCTCAAAGATTTCTTTACTAATCAGTCTGAGTATGCTAACTCTTTTGATCCAAACATGATTGAACTAAAGAAACAGTGGATGGAGAAGACAGCTTCACACACATTGACGGATTATCATTCCGTCTATTTGAACAATTTTAGTAATTTCATGCAAGGAATTTTCCATTTTAGTAGTTCTTTAGCACATGCTGGTTTTTCATTGGTTATGGGTGATTTTTCTACTAGGTTGAACAATTCTCTTCTTAAAAACTTTATACCAGAGAATAAAGACTTGTTTTGGGCAAAGTGTTTGGAAGAAACATGGTGTGTATCATCTGATGATTCTTTAGCGTTAAGATGCATACTTCTAAAAAAGAAGAAAATGAAATTAGAAGATGGAACTATCTTTGATGTCTATACATCTGCAATTGAACTGTTGTCAATTGTGTGTTACTTGGTTAGAGTGCATATGCCTTTAGCTCTTATGACGCATTCTTTAGTTAAAAGTACTTCTCCTAATTTTTCAAACAATTCAGAATTCAATTCTTTTTGGGTTTGTATGAGTGATTTGATAATGCCTAAGATAAAATTTCTGTATGCTGCTTTGAGACCCAAGAATTCCACTGTTATGGATGATAGACAGAGGTCTTGGGGGGAGTTAAGGAAGCAACTTTTAGAAAATGGTGGAAAAATTAATGAATGTCGTTTGTTGTATTTAATGCAAATGAATATTCACTACAAGATGCTAGGAAAAGACAGTTCAGAATGGTTTAACATGTATTGGGGACTCTTAAAAAACATAAAATCTCCTTCATTTGGATACTTTGTTCCAGAATTTCCAGTAACTAGTGGTCTGAGTAATTTTAATCAAAATTACTATTATTTATGTAAGGCTAGTAAAAAGACTTCTGAAACTCTAAAATGGCTTTACTCAAAAAGAGGTTTTGATTTTGATGAGCATGGTCATCCTACAGTTTCTTTTAGAATAAACATAGGTTCTATTGCTTCTTACATGAAATTAAGAGAAAGAGTTCAACCTCCAACAGATTTTGAGATGCCTTTGTATCATGACCCGACCTTTCTGTTCCGTCAATCTGAAACAGTACCGGAGAGTTTGTACTTAATTTATAAGAAACTTTTGTCACCTGGAGCAGCAGTTTCAATGTCATTCAATGCAATCTATAAGGAAGTTGCAGCTAGTGCTTATGTTTTACAAAATCCTGCAGTTACAGTGAGGTTAAAAAGACCAGACAAGTGGATCACGGCAAAATGCTCAATGATAGGTTTGATGTTGAATTATTTGTTTGATAAAAACAAAAACTTGACTGGATTTTTATCAGAAAGGTATGACCAAATGACTGTGAAAAATAGAGAAACATTGAACATGGAAGAAATCAATATAATGTTTCCTAGCTATAATAGTTATGAAGCTTTATCGAGAGTAATTTTAGAAGTGATGATAATGAGTCGATTCAGGAGAACAAAGAAGCTGAAACACAGAAAATTAGCAATAATCATTCCAAGAACAACTGATTCAACTGTAGTCTCACTTTCTAATTGTTTGTCTGGTTTGTGGTTTCCTCATTCTTCTTTGATGAATAGATTTTCGAACAGTGAATTATTAATTTCTTTCAAACAGCATAAACAAAAGTTTCCTTGGTTAGAAAAAACGTTTCGTGAAACTATTAATAGTCACAGGTTCCCTTTCACAGGTATGTCTAATTTTAGAGACTTCATTCAGAGCACTGAGTTAAAACCTGCAAAATTATTTCCTTTGAGTCCTGCAAGGCATTCAACTAATCATGTAGCTTGTTATCAGAATGTTCTTCGATATTCACCTAGCAATTTTTACACTTTGCACAATTCCAAAAGAACTAGTGCTGTTTCAGTTTTCAAGAAAGAAGAGGAAGAGTTGATGATGAAATATGAGAAAAAGATAAATTCCTTTTTGGTTTCTCCATCTAGTCTATCTGACTATCCTCTGAACACAAATAATGATGAGCTGAGAATGGTGGACCTGCCTTTCGTGACAGGGATGCCAGATGTTCAGTTTCTTTCACTTTCTCAAAATAAGAGAAATCTTTTGGTCATTAATGAGATATTTTGTCAGCCTAATCCTGATTTTAGTATTAATAATGACACAGCGAATATGATCCTGTCAAATTTCCTATCAAGATCCACTCACACACCCATGATTTATTTCTTGCAACCGCAGAGATACAACGAAAAGAAAAATGAGTATTTTGGAAGAGGAGTACTCAGAATGATAATTAACGGTAGAATTTTTGATTGTGCATTGATGGATGACAGAGTTGATACAATTATAACTTCTAGTCTAGAGAATCTTTTGAAATCTGGAGCAGAAATACAAAAATGGTTGAGCAAATTAGGTTTCAAAAAAGGAACAACAATAAAGAGAGCTAATTTGTTTAAATTTTCTATTGATAAAAGAAGTTCAGACTTACTTGTTAAATTTTCAGATGTTAGTCGAGAAGTTTCTAATATTGAAATAACACCACACTTAGTTTATGAGACTACTTTAATGAGAAATGTCAAGTTGACTTATCAATGCATAATGGGAAAAGGAATATTTATTGGCCACATAGTTAGGGGGAAATTTTGCAAGATTATTGGTTACAACATGGAAAGTTCAAACTTTGATGATGAAGGTTTGTTGCACTCATTTTTCAATAATGAATCTTTATCTGTTGAAGAGTCAATTGGATTAGTTGACGAATTAAGTAAAAGAAACTTAATTGAT